AAAAAGAAAATTAAGCTTAAGTCAAAACGTCAAAGACGTAATCCCTTATGTAAAAGTAAGAGTTGAATGGATTGATATTTTATCTGACTCAGGCTGGGCCGATGAAAAGAATTTTGACAAGATGAAGTTAGCTTATCCCGTTAATGAAGGTTGGTTATATAAGAAAGATGGTGATGCTGTTAAGTTGTTTGCTTCTTATGATCGGGACGATGATGGCTCTCTAACTTTTGGGGATCGGACAATGATTCCTCTTGCTTGTGTTAAGAAAATGGTTAAGATAAGCTAATGAGAAAAAAATATTATTCAGGTGGACCTGCTACAGCACTTAAAAAAGTACTTGAAAAGTTGGGGGGAGATGAGAAAGCTAAGCCCCATTCTACAAAAAAAGGAAGAATTGCTTCAGGAGCACGTAGATTAACACGTAGACTTCAAGCATCTAAAAAGAACTAATTATTTCTTTGTTTCTTTTATCTCGGTAACTTCATCTGGTAATGCTTCAACCTGCTTCGCGTTTAAAATCGGTGCGTAATCTTCTAGTATTTTTTTCATTTTTGCTTCTAGTTGTTCCTCTGACATTTCCTCTAATTTACCTGTTTTTATTATTTTGCGGTCTATATATAATCCTGCAGCCATGCCACGGTTTTTTTCAGCGTTTGTTGCAGCGGAGAATGCTCCCTTAGTTAAAGCTGCTTCTCTAATCTTACCAAGTTCTGCCACATGTTTGTCGTAAGTAACTTCATATTTTTTTAATTTTTCTTCTCGTAATGCTCCGATATATTGTACTACTAATGGAGACAACCTAGGGTTTTGTAGTTCTGATGCTTCAACTCTAGCTCTCTTCTCACTATATCCAGCAGCTATTGCTGCATCTGCGCCAGTAGTTCTACCTTCGTTAAATACTAAATATTCTGCAAATCTTTTTTGCATTTCTGTTAATCTTTTTGGAAGTCCCATTTAAACTGAGCCTCCTCTTTTTTTATCTTTTCTTACTTCTCTAGTTAATTTTCTATCTACTTTTTGTCTTTTAATAGCACTTTTAGGTACGATAATTCTTCCAAGTCTCCCTTGTCTTTGAGATGGATAACTAAAAGGATATTGTTTAGGTGCATATTTTTTAAACAATCTACGGCCTACCCCTGCTTCTCTTGGGGTTAATTTTACTTTCATAATTAATCTATCTTTGTGCGGTATTGTGCTTACACCAAGTTCAGCTGATGGGTCAGGTTTTGCTCTTGCAAATGATTTAGCTGCTTTTACTCTCTGGTCGTCAGCTTTTTTAGTTTTAGCTCTTTCAAAGAAATATCTTCCTTGATATTTTTTATTAATTTTGTTTTCTAGATCCGATGCAAACCCTTTTTTCTTACTAGTTCCTCTAATTACTTCTACCCCTTTTTTTAATAATAAAAGTTTTTTTCTCATATTGACAATTTAAGGTAACATGGCTATATTGTCAAGATATGAAAGATGATCGAGGAGAATTAGATATGAATAAACAATTAGAAGATAAGGACAAACTTATACAAGAATTGCGTATGCGTATTAGAGATATGTTGATGATAAGTGAACAGCATAGAAATATATTGGGTGAAGAAATAGGTAGAAGAAAAGAATTGGAGAAAGAAATTAAAGCATTAAAACTTCAGATGTCCGAGTATATGAGTGTGCGTACTAGAGGAGCTGGGAGTGTTAGTTAAAGATCTTCAACAGTTCTTAGAAACGTTCACGGATAAACTTAAAGGAAATGCAATTAGTCATGCTAGAATATATGTTGAGAAGGATGGTTATCTCGAAGACATAGTTAGAATGGAAGTGCAAGAGCATACTATTATAGGTCAGCCTGGTTTAAGATTAGTTCTTAAAACTCAGAAAGAAAAGAAGATACATCTAGATGATAAATTAATTAAACCATATTAAGGAGAAAAAATGGAAATAACAGCCGAACAAAGAAAACAATTGTTAGAGTATTTGTCTAGAAGACCTTACTCTGAAGTGTTCACTTTGATTGCTATGTTAGTGTCTTTAAAGCCTAAATCTAATGGCAAAGAGAAAGACAACGTTACCTCTAAAAACTAGTGGGTGCGGAGCAGAAATTATATAAAAAACTTAAAGAACATACACCACAAATTATCTGGAATAGGATTGAAAACATTACCATTCCTGGCATGCCTGATCTATTGGGATACAATAGTTCTGGAACATTTTTTACTGTTGAACTGAAAGTAACGAAGGGTAGAAAAATTAGATTTTCACCACACCAAATTGCGTTCCACGTGACACATCCCAACAACACATTTATCATAGCCGAGAGCCTTGGTCCAAGAACCCGGAATCGTTTTCAAATGTTTCGTGGTTCACGTATCATGGAACTGATTCCGGCCGGCTTGCAGCTTGAAGCTTGTTGCTTGGGGCTTGATTCTATTCGTGATTATTTATATCAGCTTGGTGCTTGACGCTTGTAGCTTGGTGCTTGGAGCTTGGCACTTTCGGCCGGTCCGGCCGGGGTTCTTGTTGCTTGGCGCTTGCAGCTTGGAGCTTCTTTCTTTCAGCCCTGAGGGCGGCGTAGTATTTAGGATGATAAAACATTGTATTGTTTTTCAGTAATTCTTATTTTTTTACCAGTTTTAAAATTGATTATCCAATAGCGTCTATTCTCTGAGCCCATGTAGTCATCTTTGTTTGGTTTGTAATCGTAAAATAATTTAATGTTGGCCATATGATATATTTTTAATTTCAGAATTCCAGCAATTTCTACAATCGCCGCAAATATTTCCCTGCCTAGCACTGGGACATGTTGCGCCCGCTGTCACCACTGTGGAAGTGTTTGGCCAGCTGGCAGGTGCTTCGTGGTCCACCATCGGAGCTGAGAACCTGATCACCAGGTTGCTTGGGGCTCGTGATACATGGTCCTTGACCCATGCTTCACGGGTCGGCATCCAGTGACGCTTCGAAGGTGTTAACCTGCAGACTTCAAAAATTTTATTTAAATGTTCTAGATCCTGTACATCTCCTGAATCATGCCATCTGAAGACATCGGGCTTTTTAGAATTTATTAAATGTGCCATAGCCTGAACCCATTGCGGTGTGTATATTGCTTTAAGTCTCCTGTACTGTGCTTCTTGTACAACTTTAAACACGTAGCAGCCCTTCAGAGCGTAACAGTTATAACAGACTGAGTCCTTAACGTCTCGGAGCTTGGAGCCTGTCTTGCATTCCTTGGCGGGTATACCTATTGACCAGCCCGGCATTTTGCTTGGCTTGCTTAGGCCTCCAACCAGGTCCCATGCTTCAGCTGTTTTCATTTTTTTCTAACTTTTTTTTGATTTTAATATAACGTTCATGATTTAAGCCTACTTCATTTTTTTCTAATTCTTTAGGCCCAATCAAGTTGTCCCATTCTTCTAGAGCATCTAGAAGATTTTTTATTTCACCTTTATTTAGTGTCATATTTTCCTTTCTAAGTTATTTATATATTTTAATTGTGTTCAAATTAAGGCCGGCCGGGGAGCTTGGCGCTTGGTGCTTGTTGCTTGAAGCTTGGGGCTTGTACCTTAGAATCATTCTAAATTGGCCAGGCGCTTGCGCGCCTGATCCTGATGGAACTAGTTCCATAATGCAGCCTTCACTACGCCGCCATCGGAAGCTTTGTTCAAGCATTCCAAATATTCGGTATCGTTCATACCCAGGTTCGTCATGCAAAAATGCATTTTCTCCCCTTGCGATGGCCCCGAGTGGCTCGCAAGCATTTCCACAGCCTGGTCCAGGATCTCTTGACGTCGAGCTCCACCACGCTGGAAAATAGGTTTTAAAGTACGAGTAGACATAATTACTTTATATCAGGGATTTCGTAGGAGTCAAATCTTTTTTATCTTTTTTTAAAAAATCCGGATCCCGAAGGGATCCGGCAGCTTGGTGCTTGCAGCTTTGAACATTTGCTGCAGTCAATCTGGCTAGCTTTAAATTTTTTAATTCTCTGAAAAACTTCTCACAGCTGTCCAGGTACGCCCGCGGCAGCTCTGAGTGCGGCCGCAGGAAATAGTGTGTTAAGTCGTTGTGTTTAATTCTCTTCATTTTTCTCTTCTTGTAGTCTCTGAATGAAGCCTGGATATTCTTCATGCATATCTTCTCCATATGCCGCTGTCCACGCTGCAAGTATTTGTGCTAATGTGTACATAATTATTCCTTCTCCTTGGTTCGTGGTTCCATATCTTTTTTAACTAGTTTTAGAATTTCTTCTAAAATGTCTGCTATTCTTTTTAAGTGGTCTTCGTTTAAGTGTTTCATATATTTCTTCTTTCTAATTGTATCCTATCATCTCCTACAGGTCCTGTCAAGCTTGGAGCTTGGAGCTTGCCGGCCTGATCCCTGATCCATGGACGCCGATCGACTTATTACAAGTGAGCCAACCATGGATCAGGGATCAGGCGACTTGCGTCGCCTAAAACCGTATTAGGCGTTTCTATGTTGAGCGATAAATTTTTCATTATCATCCCAAAAAGAATCAAGGCCTAATTTTTTTAAAGCTCTGGAATAAGCAGTTCCTAAAGCAAGAGCATGGGATTGATCATAATCTTTTATGAATATATCCCGCACATCATCATCGCTATCTTTACCAGAAGCGTAGCCAGCTGAAAGAACTATCACTAGAGCTTTCATCTCGGCTTTAGTTAGTTTAGTGTTTATATTATTCATAATCTCTTTCTACCACATCCTATTTAATCCTACAATAGAATATGTGTCCATTTTGAGCTTTTTATAAACACAACCTGTGGTTGTGTTTTGTTGGGGCTACTACTTATCCGCTTTCATCTAGTTTGGGCTTCCAATATCCCTGACATCAGTCCGCTTCCCTTCACCCCACCTTACCCTATAGGATAATCCTACTATAATCAAGTGCCAAATTGTCGCACCCTAGATACAACCACAGGTTGTGCCGGCCGGTTGTTAATTAGAATCATTCTAAACTGATCCCAGGTCCATTGGCTCCGAATAGCATGCAATATCTACCAATGGACCAGGGATTAGTTCTGGTGTAATTTGAATGTGAAAGCAGACAAAGATACAACCAGAAGTTGTCCCAACTATTTAATACTCATAAAATGGTTTAAATAATTAAATCCAACATAATGCTTGACAATAGAAATGTCAAGTGATAAATTAAAAATAATTTAAAAAGGAGAAATAAAATGCAAACAAATAAAAAAACAAATCCGGCCGGAGAAGCTTTTGATATTGCTAACTCAATTAATAAAGTATCAAGAACCGGACAATTGTATGGTAAATTATTTTCTTTACAAGAAATGGAAATACATATAATTTCTGAAATTAAGAAAGTAAAAGAACAAATAGAAAGAGAGGACAAATGAGTAGAATAAGACTAAACCAGGAGTACAGAAATAAAATCGCAAATCGTATGCGAGTACACTTGGAACAAGAGGACACGCAAGAAAAACAAAAGTATGATGAACTCAAAGCAGAACAAATTGAGTTAAATGACAATGCGTGGAATTTAGCAGAACAAATTGTCAGAAAACATTATACTCCAAGTGATGTTGAAAAAGCATACTATCTTCAAAATAAATTTGAAAATGTTGAAACTATCGCAAAGGATAGTTGTTTCCATTTTCATTATATGGGTGAAGTTGAAAGTAGAGATTATGACAACAAACCTATTATGGAACAAAAGCAGATAGAAGAACATTTTGATTTTAGATTAGGTGGTGATTTTGAACATAATGATAGTACTTCATATTCAAGAGATAGTGCATATGGATATGCTTTATATCGTGATGAACTAAAAGCACAAGATAACTGCAACCCAGATATTTTGATTGAACAAGAGGGCAAAGACCAAAACCCACACAAAACAAAATATGTTGACAACAACGACAAGTATCTTGGTAAAGATGATAGTGGTTATGGCAAACAATGGAATGAAAAATATCAATTGGATTTAATTGGTAGGGAGTATTGCCGGGATAGGTCAATAGCTTGTAATCAAGAACAATTTATGATGTTGAAAGAATGGAAAAGACAAAAAGGACAATTTGTAATGGCACATCATAAGTGGATTAAATCTATTTTAGACCAGATGAAAGAAATTAAAATCGGTCTAAAAGGTTATAAATATCTTGATGAGGCGATTGAACTTTCAACAGAACTTGGTTTGAATATTTCTGACGCAGAAATAATCAGAACAAACTCAACCGGCCTAACTATCTATAATCCTAAAAATCTTGCTGATAGGATTAAAGGTATGAAAAACAAAAACACAAGTAGAGAGGATAAAATAAAGGCGAGAATGTTGTATGAAAAACAACAAAATGAAAGTGTAAATTAACACTTGACAGGGCTATCCTATTTGTAGTAGGATAGCCCTAATTAACAGAAAGATATAAAATGGAAAACAATAAAACATTTACAATTACATACACAAAACAAAATGGTGAAAGTGTAACAAGAAGAGGAAAATGGACTGAGGACTGTCGAGAGTTTGTTGCTCAAGCTGGTCATAAAGTTTTGACTTATTTAGACTTGGACGCAACAAAAGAAAAAGGTGAATATCAGTATAGAAATGCAACTGATAAAATAACTCAATGGAGTATTAAATGATTGATTATAATTTAGTCCTATACATTGGTATAGGACTAATTGTTTTTGGTTTTGTTTTATTTTTAGTTGCAATACATTTTGAAAGACAAGCAGAAATAAAACTATTTAAATTAGAACAAGCTTATAGAAAGGCAAAAGAAAATGAAAGACTATAATTGGTGTCATGGTCCGGAGTGTCATACTAGAGAAACATCATCAAGAATAAGAGGGAGTGGCGATAATAAAGTTTTAAGAACTATTAAGATTAAAGAGGGCAGATATAATTACTCCGGCGATGAACAACCTAATATCTGGGATTACTTTTGTAATCAATCTTGTTTAATGGATTTTATGAGAAAACATATAACGAATATCATTGCAATAGCACCAAGGCGCAAGGCTCTTGAAACACCAATCAAGGTTGAAAAAGAAAAATACGACAGTTGGAGATATGATTATAATGATATTGAGGGCAGACCACAGCGAGTACCATATCAAGCAACGAGAACACACATTAAAACAGTTGACAATGACAATGGATAATGTAGGATAAGAATATGAAAACAAATACAAATCCATTAGATAATGTAATTATCTGGAATAAGAAGAAATATGTAATGCCCTTTGACGCAGATTATGGTAGGCAAAAAGCAGACAACTTTAAGGAACAAGTAATTGTTACTAATAGATTTAGTAATGAACCTGCTTTGTTGCCTTGGTTTGCTGTTGCTGTGTATGATGTAATCATTGGTAGTGAACAAGCTGAAGAATATGAAACAGTTCGTAAAGGATTAGATTGGTTTCGTAAATACTTCGCTAAAGAATATATGGTTCTGTTAGACTAATCATAAACAATGGATCCGGCGACATGCTCGCCGGACCTACTTTCCACAAATCAAATAGAGATACTAAACACAACTTCAACGAGAATCCGGCCGGCCGGGCCATCCCCCCTTTTTTTAAAAAAGGGGTCCCACTACTTCAGGTTGTATTGTTTGATTTAGAGAGTTAATGGTGGAAAAATCGTTTTGAAACCCTTATAAAGGTGATAAAATTTTTTAAAAATTTTTATGAATTTAAATAACGTTGATATTAGTAGGCTTCC